GAGAAAATGCCTTTTCTCAAAACCGAAGTCCTGCCCTTAGCAACCTCATTGAGATCGCCGGGCCACGGACTCTGGCACAAATCTTCGCTTGATGCAAGCGAAGCTTGGGGGACCGACTTAAGGTCCTCACTTGCTGCCATTTTGAATATGGCAGATAACGTGGATGAGGATTTCATTCACTTTTCTCGATTCTGTGCTGAAGAATCGATGGACTTTCCCTCTCTAATGAAGGAAATAAACCAGGCATCCTTAAATGGAACCATGCCTGAAATTGATGTGGAATTTAACCATATTAATCTCTTCGGGAAAATCCCGAAATCTTATCTGCGCAAAGTAGGCGTAGAAATATCTGGAACCGGTTTCAGGTTCCTACCTGATCTCTCTTGGAGGGATCGTTTGTGCGTTTTAAAACAAACGTACTGGTATAAGCGGCTATCAAAAGCTGCTAGGCATCGAGTAAGATCGATGAATTCCGAAGGACGGATTATGGAACTCAAGGAATTATTGAGTTCAGTCGATGGGGCCTTAATTGGTCTCATGCTTTCTTTTCCAGGCCATGCCTGGGATTATTCCCTCACTGATCAAGTGATGGTTTCGGTTTTGTCAAACCTAATGTTTGACAAGACGTATTCTCCTAGATGGAAGAAGTATAAAAAGCAGCTCCGTAAGGCACTGCTGTCTGATGGTCAGATTCCGAAGGCTGACCAAAATTGGTCGTGGATGAACAAATTCACGATGCCAAACGCCGAGACCCGTCTCGGTAAGACATGTCTGATGAACTTAACTCAGACGAGAGCCACCGGTCTGGGAACGGCCGATGGGGATTTAGTATCAGTACAAAAACTTGTCGATACAACTACAGTTCCTTCACAGGAATTAGGGGTAACTATGCCCAGTTACTATTTGCGTTCACGATTAGTGAACGACGTTTCTAACCGTTCATTCGGTAGAGCTATGGCGCATGCTCATGCGTCAATTGCGACGACAGCTTGTTACGAGTCGTCTTCAGCCCGCGGCGGTAAGGCCGCGGCAACAGTTTCTCAGGTTATACTAGAGAAAGGTCGAAGAGAGCGTAATCTCCTCAATCGTGAACGGATTCGAAACCGTTCCGAATTCATCATACCTCTAATAATTATGATGTTCTTAAACCCTATCTTCGGGTTATTAGCCCTTTTCCTTTGGCTGGAGAAGGAGACTTGGCGGCCTGAAGCTACCATAAAATTCATAGATCTGCAAACAGGTCTAGAAACTGATAGGGAAGTCCCTATCGAACAAGTAGGAGAGCTTATCTTCCACTATTCTTTACGTAAATACAAAGAGAATTACGTCAACTTATATCACTGCAACGTCGCAGTGGTACGAGAACCTGGTCCAAAATGGAGGACCATTACTGCTTCATCAATCTTCCATGCTGAAGCTTTGCAGCCGTGGGCACACGTCATGCTTTCTCTTCTGGGTGATATACCAGAAGCCAGTTCCGGGATTTCAAAATCCCGGCACGGATGGGAATTCGCAAAGTCCCTAAGTCCTGAAGATCCGAGTCTTCAATGGGTATTCGATAAGAATACAAATCTCATTGGACTGTCAACCGATGAGGAAACAGCTACCGACTATTTCAACTGGACGGTAGCAGCTGATATCATTAAGTGTTATAACGATGTCTTTGGTGTCCCTAAATGGTATGGGGACACAGTTCTCCGGCTCCTCACAACGAGTCGGACTCTTGTGTACAACGGTAAAATCATATGTCGTACACTTCGGGCCGCATTGATGGGCGACCCAGGTACTAAAGCCGTTCTAACCGGCTTAAACTTAGTTGCCGTGATCAAAGCACAGCAAGAGTATACGTGGGTTTATGCACGTATAGTAGGTGATGACCTTGCGGCCATTACAACTAGTCGAGAAGCTGGACAGTCAATCCTCGACAACATTACTTCATGGGATATGAAGTTATCGGAAGACGATACCTATTTGGGTCAACATGTCTTCTTTACTGAAGAACTGATCACAGTTCCCAAAACTTTTCATGATACTGTGGATCGTATCAAGAAATCGAGGAAGTATGGAAGACTTCCTTATGTGGATTCGGTTAAGATCCGACTCCTACTTGATGTCCGAAAGAATCGGGACGATTATTCCTACACGCCGACGGGTAGGATAAGTCAGTATGGTAAAGATATGTCATACTTGAAGAGGTCCGCAGATCCGCGGGCTCTGTTCCATCTTGGATCTCTTATCCAGGATATCGTTCTCTCTACAGGAGAACACGACGGTGCGGTTTATTTCCCGTACCATATCTATGGAGAGGGTAAACCTCCCTTGTTTGATAACCCTAGGAATGTACTAAGGTTCTGGGTTCAGCAAAAAGCTGGATCAATGTTACCCTCTTTAATGAGGATAGCGAGAGATGCCCTCCATTATAGGGAGGACAGAGGATTGGGAGCTGAACGTTCCCAAATACTTAAGAGTGCGGCCATAGGCCAAAGACACTCTAAAAACGAGGCTTGGAGGGTTACATTCAAGCCTGTCGATGATCCATCAATAAGGGATCATAAGATGGCCTCGATCCCTAGGTATGAGGCCTTTTCTTCCGTAATTCTAAATCGATTGCGGGAGTTCATTATCTCCGATAGAGAGATAACAGGAATTCAAGCGAAGGCTGAGTTCGTAAATTCCCTTCTTAATGAAGTGGATATTCCAGTCCGTCAAATGAGACTGGTCGATGTAGAACCCGACGAGGTTCCGATGACCCTTGCAGAGATGCAAGAGTTTTTCCGTGTTTGGATGGAAGATCCAAACTCATTCCGTAGTGTAAAGCTACAAGAATACTTCGACAGAGACCCTGTCGAACTACTTCTGGGGGAGACCTATCCCTTAAAGACAAAGATTAAGCTAACGCCTAATCATACTTTCCTCAGAGAACGACCGAGGAGAGATAAATTAGAGGACCACGATGCGGTCGTCCTCTACGAATGGCTTAAGACTGCTTACGCCAATCCTGAGAATGTACCCGACATTCCAAGAGATAACTTATCAGATGATGAGTTTATATTGGACGATTTATATCTGAATCGTGCAAAATTGTTCCTTGTTTCAGATGACAAGAGACTTGCTCAGGCGCTGTCTACGGCACGCCGAAGAAACGGTAGGCATTATAGAACCTACAGGATACCTTGCCATCTTTGGGCCAAGGGTAAATGGTCATGGAGAGAATTCGGACCACCGATGACCGATCTCAATGTTGAGGTCGATATGGGAAGTGTACAAGCATACTTCGCAAATTTGGCGATCGATGATGAGACTGCCAAAAAGGCCTATGAAGCAATAGGTCAAGGTTCCTCAATCTTGAGGAAGAAAGGTATGGATGTCCGTACCTTAAGAATACCGGATCTGAAGCCATCCGATAAATATATCAGCCCCTATCAAGAGGTTGTTTTTGGAGAAGACGAGGAAATTGTCTTCCCGCCGAAAGGATTTCCCTATCGGTTTGAAGTTATACCTTTTGTATAGCTTAGTTGCTCTGAAAAACAGAGTTGGGGGGAACCCCAGCAATTAAGCGGTCAATAAGACATTATGTCGTTGACCTCTCGCCAGAGTTCGGGGCCGACTGGCCCG